AACACGACTTAGGGTATTAATTTACAACCTTTACTTAGATAGATATCATTAATCTTAGTCTGCTGTACATATTGAATAGGGTCTCTGTAACCAGCTTCAATAAAACCACGTAGTCTTAAACTACTTGACGGTGTTTCAGCATCAGCTAACCCATCTTCTCTATTAGAGTAACAGGTCCAAGTGAATCCAAACGGTACACCTAACCTAACTCCCTCAAGTACTATATCTTTCTTTGACATATCAATTAAAGGCGCTTCTACTTTAATTTTGGTTTTCCTATTTAAAGAAATAAGATTGTTAATACTATTAATATACTCAATAGATGAGTCCCAGTAACCAGCTAGTGAATCAGCTTGAGCTGCACCGTACCACACGGTATCACACTCATTTGTCTCAGCATATGCGCATGCAATTGATAAAAACATAGTATTTCTAAACGGGACATATGATACAGGTTGAGCATCCCCTGCCATTTCTTTAATTTTAGGATTATCTATGTCTGTATTAGTTAGAGAAGACTTGTTTGCTATTGATTTAATATAGCTTACATCAAGGGTCTTTGTAGTTATGTTAATTAGGTTACCATCTTCGTACTTCTTTTTTAAATAACCTGTCTGTAACTTAATACAATCAAGTTCACGCTTATGTCTTTGACCGTAATCAAACGACAAAAGATGGATATCACTATAGCCTCTATCAGCTGCCATTGCTAATAGCACCGAAGAGTCCATTCCCCCACTAAATGATATAACTATTTTTTTATTCATTTTAAATTTCGTCAGGTATTACTTCCTCTTTACCAATATTACTACCATACTTCCATTCAACTTTAATCTTTTCTTCAATGCCAGGTATGATAGTCTCATCCCAAAGCTTATAATCAGTCTTCCACTTAGAGTAATAACCTAATTTAGTACCATCTGGTAACTGATATGTACTACCTGTCTGTATAATTATCCCAAACCCAACTGCTAACTCTAATAGTCCGTAGTATTTGTTAAGCCCATTTTCAAAACTCAGGTACATTTCACCTTCTAAGTACTGTTTACAAAATCTATTCTTTGCAGTCAATGCTCTTAATACAACCCCTGAGTAGTTTTTTTGACCAACTGCTAATTTATCATCATTATCTTTATCTTCTTTCATTGGCTTTCTTGCTAACTGTAGGGTAACTGATGGTAAGTACACTGCAGCTCTACCACCTGGCATATCTTTTACTAAAGAAGGAAACATTGCTGATGGGTCATCAAAGATATGATTGGTTACAATAATAGTTGTCTTTGTAATTGCAGCTAATTGAGTACAAGTCCTTAATAATGACTTAACTGCCTTTGCTCTACTACCCATATCTGCACTTGTAGAGCTCTTTTCCATTCTACCTAACTGTAATTCACTCTCCATATTACCTAATGAGTCAATTGCAATAATAAACTTGCTTGTTTGACCTTTTTCTTTTGCTTTCGTTAAAAAATTATAGATTGTGTTACGACATTCTTCAATACTAAATGTTGGTACATACTTTACATTTGCTGTATCTAAACCTAATGCAGTTGCACCATCCTTATCAATTGCGTTTTCGCTATCAAATATAATAGGGATAAGACCTTCCTTCTGAGCATTTGCTAAAATCTTCTGAACTATATAAGACTTACCGGTCATTGACGGACCAGCTAACATTGTTAATCTTCCTTTTGGAATACCACCAAATAAAGAACCGGATACAATGCCGTTTAAGACCATTGATCCGGTGTCGATATAACCTTCAACTGTTGAAAGAGCTCCGTCGTTCAAAAACGATGCATACGGGTTACTCTTATCTATCTCACCTAAAATTTCATTAATGTCTTTGTCCATACAGTAAGTATAGACTATGACTTGTTGAAATCAATTAAAAATTATAGAAATAATTTTGTACAGCTGCAATAACTAAATCATCTGTCCATGGTGGGGTGTTGTAATTTTCGTAACTTAGTTCGTTAAGTACAAAAACACCACCTCCTCTTACAGAAGCTGATACTGTTGACAATGATGGGCGGTCCGTTACAAAGTCAATAATAATGTTAGTATCAACAAATCCGGTTATAGGTTGTTGAAGTGTAAAGCTTTTGCTTGAGGATAATGTACAGACTAGACTCATATAATATATTTAATATATTATTTACTTTGAAACAGGGATGTCCATTATCTTCTTAGTTTCAATAAGAATATCAAGAGCTTTAGGGTTCTTATCCTTTGCTTCAATGATATAATCTCTCCACATTAGAAAAACACGACGAATCTTCTCTAATTCTTTATCTGCTAAGCGTTTATCGCCTTTATCTGTTCCTTTAATGACGTTTGTTAAAGCTATAATAGCTCCAGAAATACCGTCAGCTTGACCACGCTTAAACTCTCTTGGAGAATTTAAATATGTGTTGTTTTGTTGTTGTGTTGTTGCCATAAATTAGTCCTCAAATAGCTTGATTACGTCTGGTTTAGCTCCAGNTGCTGGTGCTGCTGCTACTGGCTTAGCTGTATTAGCGTTTTCAATAATCTTATCATATTGAGATGTAATTCTTGCATCAACATTAAAATTAAGACCGACTGCAACATTAGCTTTTGAATATCTGTATGTAAAATTTCTTAAAGTCTTTTCATCAGATGCGATAAATTCTGCTAAAAATAGCGGAATAAGTTGTACTTGGAATTGACCATTTTGAGGCTGAACTGTAATCATTACAGGGTTCAAAATATCAATTGTATCAGCTGTTTCATTAGAAAGAATACCAAGAATGTTCCTTCCGGTGTTATCAATAATAGTTACGTAAATATTGCTCATGTTAATATTTTATATGTATTATACTCAAAATCAAGCAAACAACTCAAAAAGATTCGTTTTAACCAAACTGCCAGGCTTTTGAGCTGACCAATTAACATTCTCATAGAAACGTTCAACGACTGAAAAGATATGACTTTCAAACATTGTCTCATAATCAGCCTCAAACAGCTTTTTAAACTCTTCTGGGTAATAATATTTGTATCCTATTGCTTGAATATTATATTTGTTTGGTTGAGCTAGGTAGAAGTACCGTACCTTATCACCAGAACTAATTTTTTCATACTTTTGACCTAACTTAAACTTGTCAAGTAATATATTATAATAATATGCAGCTTTAACATGGCAAGGCATACCTTTTGTAGTTGTAAATCCATCACATTGTCCTGCAAACTTTTCATATCCTTTGATACCAGATACAAGTGCTATGTCTTCAACAGTTAACGTTTTAAATATTTCATACGTTTCATTTATAAGCTTGTTAGTTTCACCAATATTCTGGGTTTGTAACATAGTTTCAATGATCTTCTTAACATATGGCTTAACTGCTTTAGGCATTGTGCTTCTAACTACTTCAACCCCTGTATACTTAAACTTATCACAAGGTATGCCTTCATCATCTAATATATGCAACACATAACGCTTCTTTTGTAAAAATATACCCACATCAGCTATTGCTTCTCGTTTAAAAATAAACCTACAGTCTTTAGAATTTAATGCTTTAGCTCCCCAAGTCTTAATATTATTGTTTAGATACTCTTCAATCCTGTTAACCGTATCGTATGCCTCTTTTGTAAGTTTATTACCTTTCTTAAACACTTTATCTATAAACAATGGCTTTATAGAAACGTAAGAAGAATCCGTGTCGTTATAAATGATACATTTATTAAGTAGTTCATCATCAATTGAACTAATTTCGTTTTTAATAAATGACTTAAGGAGCTCATTCGAATGCTTAATAACGGACTGACCGGTAAGGGTAATTGAAGAAGCCACATCATCATCGCCAAAAGGCGCGTTTTTATTGCCGAAGTATCCATAAATTGAATTAATAAAGACTTTAATACACAACTGCTTTGCATCCAGTTGGTCAATAATCATCTTTAGTTGCTTTGCGTCTTTAGTTTCTTTATCTTCTAGTTCAGAATGTTGCTTTTTAAGCTTTTTAATATCTTTTCTAATTGCTTGTCTCTTATTGTAATAAAAGTCTAAGATTTCAGGCATCACACCCTTTTTCTTTTGTGAAAACATTACATTAGCTTTACTAATTGCAATCTCTTCTGTTTCAATAAACGATGCAAATTTAGCTATTGGTAGTGAATATACTTTACCACTTACATGTCGGATGGTTACCTCTTTGTCGTTCTTGTCTTCAATAACACCAACCTTAGTTTCTGGTGAGATATTCAAGCTAATCATCACGTTTGGATATAGAGAGTTAGCGTCAAAAGAAATTACACATTCTTGAAAACCACTCAGTGGAGCTCCAACATAGGCGCCGGGGTTTTTACTTCCATCATCTGCATCTCTAATGAAGGAAGGTATACGCTGGTTACGATATCTTGCCCTTACTGCAGTTGCTCCATTAATAACTGATAAAGATCCCATTGCACCTTCAAACGTAGTTAAACCTACATACGCTAGCATACGAATAAGTTCTGAATACTTGAGTTTTTCTTCAAGTTTTACTAACAGTCTAACGTCCTGAATGTTGTAATCAATAAACGTTTTCCAATCTGTATCCGCCAAGGTTGCCAAGTTCATTGTACCAAAGTCTACTTTACCTTCACCTAGTTCAGCTTCAGCAATTGATGCTAATTTATAGCTTTCTCGCTCACCTGCACTAAAACGTTTATATACATCCAAATAGTCTATAAGTGAAATCCCTTCTATATACCAACGTGTTTGTTCTTGTCCAAATTTGCCTTTCATTTCTCTACTATACACGTTATTTGACGGTGATAATCTATCAGTATAACTCTTATCTAATACCTTTGTGCAACGATTGATAATATACGGTATATCGAAAAATTCTGAATTCCAACCTGTTAAAATATCTGGGTAATCACTTTCGAAATACTCAATAAACTTCTTAAAAATATCAGCTTCACTGACACACTTAACATACTTAACATCTGGTTCAGTTGTGTTGTAATCTTTTATACCCCACGTAACAAACTTATTACTTAACGTGTCATAAACAGTAATAACATTTACTGGAGCTTTTGCTTCATTAGCATGTGGAAAGTCGTCTGGTGCATATACCTCAATATCTACAAACATTACCTTAATTGGATGTTGAGCAAATTCTGGCTTCTCATTATCTTTCCAAAACGAGTCAATAAGATACTGCTGTACTATTGGAAAATTATCAAATACTCTCTTAACATTTGTATCTTTTAAGTATTTGTATCTATCATACTGGGTTCTAAAAGTCTTCTTATTAAGCCTTGTACCGTAAATTGATTCATCATTACCAGCTCCTTCAACATAAAGGTATGGATCAACAGAAGCATCTACTTTAATACGTTTACCGTCTTTATCCCAAGTAAATAACGTAACACAACGCTCTTTAGTATTATAATATATGTTACGATAGCTCACCCAACTATTATATCACTGTACCCGTTAAATCAATCTTTATTATATCTTGCAAGGTTCTTACGAGATGGGTCGCCATATGGTGTACTATACATTTCCATATAACAATCAATATTTTGATCAGTTTCTAACCAACGTGTGTCAGCATACTGTCTTGCCTTTTTACAGATAGATTTGTACTTATCTACGTCCTTTAAAGTTAAATCAATTTGATCAACCATTTCAGCACCGGTTTTAAATTTAATTGGGGCATTAGCGTAAGTGCATAGATCTTGACAAGCAATTGGTAATCCATAAGCACTAGCTTCAATGTATTTTAAGTCACTCTTAGATTTATTAAAAATATTATCCTGTAAAGGTGCAACCATCATATTAACGTTTAAGTTACTAATAGCTTCACCGTATTCAAATAAACGTTTCCATGGATGGAATTCCACCTTACCATTTTTTACTAAATCCATTAATGATAATGGAAATGCTCCCATAAACACCCATTGGTACTTATCTATTGTACGTCTAATAATGTCGTTAACATGGTAGAAGTCATCTTTCTGTTTAATACGATTGTCAACATCAAAATGAGCACCTGAACCTGCATATAAAATACGTGGCTTCTTTTTATATTTATCCAAATTATTCATATTCTTGGTTAGGTCATAATGATTACCAATCCAAAACTTTGGCATAAAGTTAGGTATAACCGTTACGTTTTTATTACCTGTTTTTTCTCTGTAATAATCTTTCATAAAATCACATGTTACTGTAATTTCATCACATAATGCCATAATAGCTTGTGCAGATTCTCTAATTTCCGGATTTTCAAAAGCAGGTTTATATTTGTTATATTCCGGAATATCTTCCTTAAAACAAATATCATCAATTTCATAAATTAATTTCATGCCATTGTGTTTTTGTATCTCTTTTAAATGCTTTACAAACTCTAATTGCTGTTTTGTAGCTTGTCTTTGAATTCTAACAGCTTTTGCCATTACATAGTATCTTGGATCTAAGTTCATTACTGTAGTACCCTGCACTACAGCCTTGGCATGCGCATTCATTACGTTTTCTGGCCAAATCATACGCCAGTGACCACAACCACTATAATCAGCATAGTAATTTAAAAATCTTGGTAAATCTAATTCCTTTGGGCGTTCAGATTGAGTATTAGGGGCTTGTGTTGAGTTAGGCAACCCTTGGAACATTGGTGGTGGAGCGACTTGAAAAGGTATAGCAGATTTATTAGCAAATGGTATATTTGTGTTACCGATCATATTGTATAATTTATAAAGTGTTGGCGATTATTCAACAAAATTAACGCGTCTAGTTATACCATTATGTTTTTCTAAGAATATAATATCCCCAGTTGCAGATTTAATACTTTCTTTTCTATGACTAATAATGAAGATACATTCATTAAATTTTTCGCTTCTTTCTTTTAAAATTTCTAGTACTAAATCTACTCCCTTTTCATCTAAACTACTATCTAATAGTTCATCATAAATGCTTATGTTATAATGCACGTTACCTTGAGCTTTTCTCATATCCATAAATGAGAATAAGCAAGCCAAATCAATAGCCTTACGTTCAGCTCCGGAAAAATTATTATAAGCACACATCTTACCCTTTTCATTTAGTATCTCTTCCTCAAAGTATTCATTGAATATACAAATACTATTACTATCAAGCTTTTTTAGATAGAAGGCTAGTTTGCTATTGAAATTCTGTAGGATCTTCTTCACTATATACGACTTAACACCTTCTTCACTTACCACAAATTTAACAACATCTAACAAGTTTAGAATTTTTTTAATATTATCAATTTCTTGTTTAACTAAATCAAATCTTTCTTTGGTTTGTAATATTACATCATTAAATGAATCATTATGTTCATTCATATGATCAATACTTTCTTTAAGCTGATTATTTAAATCAGTTAAATCTTGAATACGCTTGCTAAGCATTTTTCTATTCTCTATCTTAACTTTTAATGAATTTAAATCATCATTAGTTTTAGTAATAAATGCTTTAATTTTATTTTTCTTATCGTTTGATAAGCTAACATTAGTTTTACATTTAGCTGATGCAGCGTTCTTTTCTGTGCAAAATGTTATTAATTTTTCTGTTTCTTCTTCAAAATGCTTTCTGTCATGCAATTCAATGGGTCTTAAACAAGTAGGGCATACATCTCCTGTTGTACCAATTTTACCTATCTTGTCAGTAGCTTGTTTTATAACTGCATTAATTTCAGTTAGTTCTACAATTTGATTTTGTATTAACTTTTCAACAGCATCATAACCCTTATTAAGTGTCTTAATTTCTTCTTCCTTAATAGTTAAGTCAATATTTTCAGATTTACTTAATTCATTATTAAGTTTTTTTATTTCTTTGCTGTTATAATCAATTTTACTGGTGATATTACCAATTTTATCTTCACGTTCTTTAACTCTTAATTGCTTTTGAGCTTCATACGTTTGAATAGACTTTTCAATTTCCGTATATTTTGTAGTTTCAATATCAAAGTTTTTATTAACCGCGTTCATATCATCTCGCAGGTTTTGTAACATGTCTGAAAATATCTGTAAGTTGAATATCTGTTCAATAAACTTACGTTTTTCAACTTTAGTCTTAGCCATAAACGGTAATGTGTTGTTTATGGTCATAATAACACAATTATGAAATACCTCTTCCGATGATGTTAATACAGCTTCAATATATTCTGTTGTATTAATAATACTATCTCTTGTTCTATCAACACCGTCTTTGTAAATGTGTAACTTTGATGGGTTTAAACTACGTACAATTTTAAAATTGTTGTTACCTCTTGGAGAGTTTACGTTAAATGTTAGTTCAACTTCACAAACTCCTCCTGTTAAGTTATTAGCTATATATTCCTTTTTAATTTCTCTAATAGTAGATCCAAATATAGCAAAGTATAATGCATCAGCAATAGTAGATTTGCCTACTCCGTTACGACGATCTTCTTTGTCTCTGTTAATACCAGTAATGATATGTAAACCTTTCTTAAAATCGATGATAACTTCGTCTTCGCCTATTGATAAGAAGTTTCTTACCGTAAGACGTTCAAATGTAACGTACTTCATAGTTTAGATTTATTATATAGACTAATTGTATAATCTACAACTTCTTTTTTATTGTTTATATCTAACATAGCTACAAAGTCTTCAATAGCTTTAATAATATCAACACCAGACAAATCTATAGCTGTATCATCACTTAACTTAATTTTGTTGTAATTAACATCATAATCAACATGAAAGTCATTTGGCTTAAATGTGGACATTTTAGCTACTAAAGCATCTAAATGATCTGAACTAATATTTTTATCAATAACTAGTTTAACTATATTGTTAGGTAAAAAAGAGTTAAAATTGCTATCAATATCTTTTAGTTTAACTAACTTAGAAAGATATACTTTAATATGCTTTGGAGTTGTAGCATTTTCAATAAATTCATACTTACCTTCTTGTATATCTAATATATAATAACCTTTACGCTGGTAAGCGTCTCCAAAGTCCATTTCAAAAGGGTTGCCAATATATACAATTGTACTATTATCAAATTTCTTTTCATCTCTTAAGTGAAAATGTCCTGAAAATATTAAAGGAGCTTTCTTAGTAAGTTCTTCTGGACTGTCCCCATTATCACAAACCTTAAATGCATTCATTTTAAAGTTCTGTAACTCAAAATGACCAAATATTATATCTGATTCACAAATTTGACTGATTTTAGTGCCCCAAGGACAAAAAGTTAACTTCTTATCTCCCACTAATTTTGAATGTATAAAGTCACACACTTCAATATTATCTCTACCTTTAAAAATAGACAAACTATTAACTTCAGAAGTCTCTTTATAATAGCAATCATGATTGCCAGTTAGCATATAGACGTTAAACTCTTTCAATTTGTCTAAAATCTTATTACCAGCATCTAATGATATAAGACTGACTTCATCTCTGTAATGAAAAAAGTCGCCACAAAAAATAATATCTTTAATACCTTTAGCTTTAACATCCTTTTTAAACCATTCAATCCAATCTAAAGATACATCAATCCAAAAACTTGAATTTTGATGTACTCCTAAATGTAAATCTGAAAATATTGCTACTTTATTATTCATTATTACTATAACCATCATTATCATCATGTTCCGGTTTAACATAGATGTTAGCGTCAGAGCTTTCCATTAACTCCTGTTCATAAAACCGGCTTCTATATTCGTTTAATGCTTCGGTATGCTTTTTTTCTTTCTTAATACGGTTAATAAATGCATGGAATGCGATTGTAGTAAAGTATGAAAATGGGTTATGTTCAGAATCAACATTAAACTTTTTGTTCTTAACGGCTGTAAACATTTTAACAATTGCATCACCAATCATTTCATCTTTATAAGTGTAATTTATAAAGTTAGATGAGTAACTTAAACCATTTGCAATTTTATTAATTGATTCAGCTATAAGACTTTCATTTGTAGCACTGTCTTTATAGTACTCGACTAATTGCTGCTTAAAAACAGCAGGGTCAATATAATACTCAGTCTTCTTCGGTTTGGGACCTCGTTTAGCCATATCTAAATAATATATTATAGTTGTTGGTTTTCAACTATATCCCAAGTTTTATATTGTATTTTTTCTTGGGTATATATTTCTTGACGTCTTAAAGCATGTCCAGCACTATATTTTAATTTGTCCGCTAAGTCTATAATGGATAATATGTTTTTATTTGGGTTTAAACGTAAACCTCTACCAATAGATTGTATAATTCGTATAAAACTCTTACCTCCCGATGCAAAAACAATCATATGTAGGTTTTTTATGTTAACACCGGTGGAGAATATAGCACTTATTGCAATACAAATGACGTTATCATTGGTTTCCATCTCTTTTATAACACGGGACCGTTCTTCTACCTCAACTTCTCCACGGATAAAGTACACTTTACGGTCTGGTAAATGGGTACTGATGTAATTATACAAAGCTTCACCATGTGCAATATGATTAACCATGACGAGTACGTTGTTTTTAAACTTATCACATATTTGTTTTATAATATTATTGCGGAAATTATTATTATAAATGAAGTCTAACTCAGTTTTATACTTGTTTTGATCAGGTATGTACCGTACTTTATCATTATAGTTTATGTTTATAACTTTTATTTCAGCGTTTGTAAGGTAACTTTCTGTACGAAGTTCGTAGGAATTCTTCTCATAAAATACATTTCCTATTTTTCCCACGATGTTCCATTCATCAATTTTTGTATCAGGTAGTGTTCCAGTAAGGCCAAATTTATGGAACGTTTTTATGGAACTGATAATTTTCCCTATTTTGTTCCCTTTTTTGAGTTTATGGCACTCATCAATTACCAATATATCTACATTGGTTAACCACTTTTGTTCCTCAAATCTACTTTGTAAAATTCCCATATTTGCAATTATAACGGAACTTCCAAATTCAGGATTATGGGAACCTGTCCATCTTGTAATAGTAAAAGGAACTCCGTACTGTATAAAGTCATTATACGTTTGATCTACTAGTGTTAAATCAGGAACTATTAATAAACAAGACATTTTACCTTGCATATTATTTTTGTAAATTGATGATAAAATAGAAGCAATTGTTANGGTTTTACCACCACCAGTTCCTACTTTTATAATACCACGTCCAAAAGTTAATGCTTGTTTAACTATATCATGCTGATAATCTCTTAATTTTAAATTTAAATTATCCCAAACATCTTGGTTTTGATATGCAGGTTTTACAGCGTCTTTTAAACTATCATCTATTTTTATTTCTTCATTAGGATATACATTTTTAATATATCTTAATATATCATAAAATAATCCTGGTTCGAATAAACCTGTTGGTGTAATACAATAAATTCTAGAGGGTGCAAAACCACCTCTAAATTTTCTCATAAAAAATGCGTTGTCGTTTTTAACACTAAAATGTTCTCTTATATCATCAAACTTATCTGAGATAACTCTACACTGTCTTTTATTTGGAAAATATTCAAACGTTATCATTACATCTGCTCTAATTGCATTATAGCTATAATATTCTTTATATCATATGTAAGCGATGAAAACGTTTTTTCTGTTTTTTCTAACAAATCAATTACAAATTTTTCTTCTTTTATTTTTAATTGTAGGTTTTTAATAACTTCACTATCTGCTATGGCGTTAGTTAGAGACATTGTAGATATAGCAACTGGCGATTTTTCTCTTGTTTCTGTAACTAACTTCTTAGAGGTTTCTTCAAGTTCATGTTCTAGGAAGTATAGATTGCGCTTGTGATTGATAAGTCTGCTAACCCAAAAATGCTTACGTCCTGGAGTCTTAAGTGATGCTTCTTTAATATTGAATTCATCGATTTTAAGATCTTCTTCAATTTCTTTTATGTATCTTTCTACTACTTCCATCAAACAATTATAAATACTAANATGANTAAGTCAACCAGGTATATCAAATATTTTCAAAAAGTACTTAAAGANGATGGCCCTGACTACGTAGCCACATCACCTAACACAGCTGGTAGAGGTGGCGCTGTAGGTAATAGCCCAACNATGTATACTAATGGAACTGCTTCAGGAACAACTGGAACTGATACTTACGCAAGTAATGATTTTCGAATGCCTAAATCATTGTTTGGTGGAAAGACAGCCAGGCGTAACTTAAGTATACAAAACAGATTTCCTAAACGTAGCAAATCTGGTAAAAAGAAATAATGGATTTAGGCCACTGGACAACAACTCTACAATTTAATGATACTAACTTACCTTTCGGTTTTATTTATCGCATCGTTAATACGACCAACGGTAAGGTTTATTTTGGAAAGAAACAAATCAAAAGAGTTAAAAAACTCAAGCCACTTAAAGGAAAGAAAAACAAAAGACACTTCGATGTAGAGTCAGATTGGAAAACATATACATCATCTTCCAATGATGTTAATGAGGATATTATAATATTTGGTAAAGATAAGTTTAAATTTGAAATAATAAGGTTTTGTCAGAGTAAATTTGAGTTAGCATACTTTGAAGCAAAACTACAGTTTGATAATGACGTGCTTTTAAAACCAGGTTTTTATAACGGCATTATAAACTGCCGAATTGGTAGAGCTCCAAAACTATTATTGGAACAGCAGTAATATAGTGTAATGACAATTGTCGAGTTACCAGATAAAAACATAACTCTTATAAATTTAAATGATTTATTTTTAGAACAAATCGGTTCTAAAATACTTAAAGATCTTAAAACGTATAAACTTTTAGATAAACCGTTAACTAACAAAGACGTTAAAAAGCTTTTTTACCACCACACAATTTATAATATTACTGAAACTATTTTAAATAAGGCTACAAAAAGTAAGCCAATATTAATTCTAAGTGATAGTCAGTTTAAAAACCAAATTGACATATGCAAATACTACGATGAAATAGAAGTGTTAAGGTTTTTAGTCACGTTAATATCTAAGTTAGAAAGTATGTTACCAATAAGAGTTGTGTATATTACAGCTAATACACCAGCTTCTATGATCATAGATGCAAGTATGCAAAAGGTTAAAACTGTTAGTAATAAGAACTTTACATTTGAGAAGATTAAACTGTTTGCAAAACGTAACCAACTTACGTTTCTCAGTAATGATTACTTAAACCAGTTCAAAACTAAACAGATCATGATCTAATAAATAATAACATGGATCTATTTACAGATAAAGCTAATAGCATTATTAAAGAACTTAAACATTTACAGGAAAAGGTAATCTACGACTCTACTAAAGATAACGCGGAAGAAGATGATCAACAGCAATCTAAACAATCTACACCAGATGAAATAGCAATGGGTTTAACACCGCAAGCTTTAGGAGCTATCAACGTTGCAAAGAAGTTAGCAACACAAGCAAAAGGTGGTGTATTTTTTAATAGAAACCCACAACAAAAGATGGACAAAGCTTATGGTGATATGTTAGGTAAAATATCACAGCGTATAACAAATATATCTAAAAACTTATGAAATTTTTACAAATTATAGAAAATTACGAAAAAGGTCTTATTAATGAGATGGATACCCCACCACCAAATATGGCGCCACCACCAGATGGTCCTTCATCACCACCAGCTCCTGCTCCAGTACCACCTACTGAGGTTGATGTACCAGCTGGTATTGCAACAATGGGAACTTTGCTTAAAAAAGCTTTAACTTTAAAATTAAGTGATGAAGATAGATATAAAGTATCCAAATTACCGCAAATTGATGAAAACAATGCAAACGATGTAATTGACCAGTTAATAGCAATAATGAAAAGCTATTCTGTTGACACTGATATTAATATGGATATAAATACTGCGCAATAATGTACAAAACGTTAAATCAGGTGTATTCAGAATCTGTTAATAAAATTAAGGTAGCTTTACCTTGGGAAAATGTATCAGAATCAATTAACCCGCAAGCTACAAGAGTTATTCTTTATGCAGAAGATCCGGATACAAAAGAAAGATCTAATTTAGGGGAAATGAACCCTGAATTTTATTATAAAGAATTATTACCATTTATAAAAAGAGGTCACCCAGAATCAATAGGATTAGTTAGAACTATACAAACAAGATTGGCGAATTTGCATGCAGGTAGTAAAGATAACATTGATGAATATTACCATTTTTGTAAAGATGTGGGTATAGATTTAAATAAAACCAATGCAGATAAATTTGCTGAAATTATTTGGAAATTAACTAATGAAAATACTCATTCACATATGAGTAAAATATTAGAACTAGCATATAATACACCTGAAGAATTAATTTTATCGTCTAAACATTTTATGTCAGTTTTATTAGCAATGCCAGTTAATAAAGGTGAATCAGGAGNTGCTGCTGGTAAAGGTGAAGTGTTTTTAGCTTTTTTTAGTGATGGTAGTAAACCATTAGGTACAAAAGAGTCCAAAGGAGATGTAATGGTTGGTGAAACAATTTATGAGGTTAAAAAAGCTTCACCAAATTCTGAAACATCAGGTGCTAATTTATTAGATCATGCAGCTACAACTTATACTACAGAAACATTTAAAAGAGATATTGATAAGGTGTATAAAAATTACCTTGATGGGGTAGATAAAACACAAGATAAAATTCAAGCAGTTAACGAGTTAACAACAATAGTTTTAAATTGTGCTGGTGGTGCGCAAGGTGTTAATAGCAACGAAATTAATAAATTGCACAATGAAGTAAAGTCAATTATAAATATAAATTTAGAAACATACTTTAAAGAAACCAATGCTGTACCTACAGTAAGACTTTCTAAATCGTTAGAAAGACTAATTGGTTGTATCAATTTAAAAGCTTACTGTAATTTAAAACAATTTCACGGTATGATTGTATTTACAGACCTACCGTCAGGCAAAACTCCAATATCGTTTTTATTAACTCAAGGTAAATCTGTTAGCGATTTGATAATTAACACAGAAAAAAGCGGTTTAACATTTAGATCAAATTTACATAAAAGAGGTCTAAAAGGTTTAGCTGTATTTATCTGTATGTCAAATTCAATAAAATGAAAACATTTAAACAACATTTTTTAACTGAAGGAGGAGCTGGTGGTCATATGGCACACCCGTTTGATTTACACACAGTTCATAACGGTAAAGATTTAATTAACTTTTTTGATAAAGCTTATATTGTTGTTAAAAAAGATGCAGCATCCCTTAAGATTGATGGGGTTAATGTAAGTATAAGACTTGTTGATATAGCTACATCAAAACCTCGTTTTGCTATTGATAGAGGTTCAATGAAAGAACTTGATGTTAAAGGAGTTACTTCTGATAAATTAGAAGATAGATTTGGTAAAGGTCACGGTATGATAGAAGCAGGTAACAAAACATTAGCTATATTAGATGCGGCTATACCATTAATTACCCCTGAATTAGAAAAATTAGGATTTTTTAATGATCCAACTTTATTTTTAAATACAGAATATGTTAAAGGTCAAACAAACGTACTAACATATGACCATGATTTTTTAGCTATACATAGCGTTAATAAATTTGTAACAAACACCACCGGCAAATCGCGGGCTGGTGTAGAAGTAACATATGATAAAAAGGTAATGAACGTTATGGTTGAAAAACTAAACAAAATAGCAGAACAACATAACTTTAAAGTATACGGTGATGTCCCGGTACGTACAACAGCAGTACCTAATTATAACATTGTTCTTAACCAACCATTTACAATAGTTAAAGATGGTAAAAAATATACAGAAACTTTAAAACAAGCTTTATATAAAGCTATTAACCCTTTTGATCATATAATAACTCTTACAGATGGTAAAAAAATTGCTGCAATGTCTAGATTAGTTTATGATAGTTTATTAGCAGGCAAACCAGTTGAAAGTTTTGTTAAAAATGAAAACAACTTTAAAACAGCCATTGATGCTGCAGTTATATATCACGCAACAAGAGTTCTAGGTGATGCATTACTAAGGGTTGTTAGTAGTGATATGGGTACTGCAGATAAACATGAAGGTATAGTTATTAGAGATAATTCTGTTGCTCCCGTACCAGTCAAAGTTACTGGTAGTTTTATTGTTAATAGAGATCAATCTAAATTTACCAAATCAGCTATTAAAAAAGAAGAAGATAATGAAGGTGATGAAGGTTTTAATATTGANACTCCTAACAGACCAGCTAACACGAGATTACCTCCAAGAAGTACATTCTCGAACCCACCTTATGAACCAGGAGATAACGGAATGTATATGACACCAAAACCATACGGACCAACAGAAGCTTTATTAACATCTAAAAAATTAAAAATTTTTAATGAGCTAACTAATATGGTAGTTGGTAATCATACACCCTTCAATAAAAAAGTTATAGTTTTATATCCAGGTCGTTTCCAACCATTTAGTAAACATCATGAACAAGTGTTTCAAAAATTAAAACAAAAATTTCCACAAGCTAAAGTTTATTTAGCAACATCTGATAGACCTGCAAAGTTTGATCCAGCTAAACACTTTTTAAACTTTGATGAAAAGTTAATGACAGCTGTTGCAAGTGGTATTGATCCAAATGATGTTATTAAGACAGCTAACCCATATCAAGCTCCAGAAATTGTAAATAGATTTCCAAAAGAAGATACTATTTTAATATTAGCAGTTGGAGATAAAGATATGAAAAAGGATCCAAGATTTAGTTTTGCACCAAAAAAGAACGGTACTGCATCTTACTTTCAACCTTTTAANAATATTGATAAATGTACATCTTTAGATCAGCATGCTTATATAATGTCCTTACCAACTGAAAAATTTAAATTACTTGGTCATAATATAGAAAACGCTTCTAAAATAAGAGAACTATANAGAACAGGTGACGAAAATANACGTAAACAAATCATTGCAGAATTGTACGGTAAGTACTTACCTAACATCAAAAAGATATTTGATGAAAAGTTAGCTTAAGTTTCAATTTCTGGTTCTGCTTCAATCTCAATCATCTCACTGCCTTCAGATTCATGAGCTTCAGGATTATACATCATATAATCCGCAACTGTTTCAATGTAATCTTTAGCCAATGTAATCTTAGCAGCTGCCCAAGGTTCTAAATTACCACCACTATGTATCAGTTCAAACAATTCCACTGCTTTATGTGCAACCTCTAATAACTGACCTTTTGCCATATCAACAGCTTCTTCTTCACAACTTTCATCTGCACCAGGAGCTACTGAACCAGGAAATCCGGCTGTTTGGTTACCAGAACCACCAGTAGCTGCTGCTGGTCTTCTTGCAACTGCTTCAGCACTATCTGAATTACCAATTGTAGGTGCATTTAACTGTTTAGGTGTTGCAACCCCGTAGTTTAACATTTCGTTAATCTGNACGTACTTACCAAAGATTTCATTTTTATCAGATCCGGTGATTCNCATATGTTATTATTTATAAATAATATAATGATATTTGATGAGTTAGTAAAAATGGTTTTATCTGAATCATATGCATGGCAACGTAAAGCAGGTAAAAGTCCATCTGGAGGTTTAAACCGTAAAGGTATTGCAAGTTACCGTAGACAACACCCAGGCAGCCATTTATCTATGGCAGTTACTACTAAACCAAGTAAACTTAAACCAGGTAGTAAAGCAGCCAAACGCCGCAAAAGCTTTTGTGCAAGAATGAAAGGTAATAAAGGACCAATGAAGAAACCTAATGGTGAACCTACCAGAAAAGCTCTTGCATTGCGTAAATGGCATTGTCATTAATAAATAATAAATGCCTGCAAAGTCTGAAAAACAAAGAAGATTTTTTGGTGCCGTAATGGGTGCAAAAAAACATAAAGGTAAAGTTAAAGGAGCTGCTGCAAAAGCTGCTAAAGAAATGACTACATCACAAATTAAAGATTTTTTACATAAAGAAGAATTTAATAACTTTAAAGAGTTCTTTCCTATATGGGAGCAAAAGTGCTGGAAAGGTTACTATAAAGCTGGTATGAAGAAAAAAGGTGGTAAAATGGTTAATGATTGCCGACCTATTAAAAAAAAGTTAACTGAATCTGTTATAACCGAAAATTATAAAATTTGTAATAATTTTCAAGATTTACCCACTGAACCTCCACATGGTTTTTGGATAACCAAAACAGGTCAATTTATTCCAGTTTTTAAAATGTTTGGTCATGATGAAGCTTT